GATGCTTGGAGCTGATCTAAATATGTTACCTTGGTTATCAGTCCATTGGTATAAAGCTTGATAGTAGTACTGCTGAGCTGCCATAGAACCAGAAGTGGCAGACCCAACAGCTTCTACGTTATCTGGGTATAGGAAAAACCCTTGTTCAGATATAGTATACCCATCGTACATGGCAACAAAACCACCAGTTAGGTTTAAGTTATTGCCTATTTCAACACTTCTAGTTGTTGTGTTGAAATTAAATGACGCAAGATTTATGCCAGTTTGAGAGTAAATGGGGTTTGTTGTAATGTTACCTACTATGTTTGTAGCTGTGATGAGGTCGGCATACAGGTAAGAGGTATATACAACGTTGCTGATCACCTGAGCATTTGGCAGTCCAAGTGTTAAGTACCCACCACCATTAGAATAAGCTACCTTACCTACGACAAGCCCAGTAGCTGCATTTAATAGAAAATAGGTTTTTTGGAGTGTTGATTGGTACGCAGTCAGTACAAATGGGGTCGAATTATATAAAAAAGCTTTGGAAGCAAGCCCTATGGACCTAACTGGTGAGGTGGGAGTTCCCACTGTCCCACTTAGGGAAATGGTATTGGCTCGAATGTAATGTGTTGGAATGCCGGAATCGTAGCTGTAGTTGTTGTTTAGTTCGTACAGGAAATACAGGGTTCCAGATTCCGCTACAGAGGTAATGTTGGCTATTGAGCCTGAAGATATGATTTGAGTGGGCGCTAAGGCAACTGTAATGCTACTAGACACCGTGATGGGGTTTACAGCCATTGCGTGGCCTGTAGAGCTTCCCGAGTCATACCAAGCGGCCCAGACCTTATTGTCTGTATTGTCCGCGGTAACACTCATCATTGTTGCAACACCGGTGTAGGTGAAGGTGGATGAAGTTTGCAAAAAGGAGCTAAGAGCCACTACTTTTATGTTGCTAGAACCAGCATTGTAGAACAAATACAAGTAGTTATTGAACACCACACCATCCCAGGACACGGTGGATGCGGGTGCATAGCTTGGTGCTAGTGTAAATGCTGGAGTGGGAGAACCTGCAGTTGTAGAGCTTAAAGCTATGTATTGTAAAGCATAGTTTCCACCAATGTGGTTTGTGAACACTATAATGAAATAAGAACTTAGAATAAACACTCGGGGACTCCCAACGAGTGTTCCTGATCCAGCTGGGATAAGGGTTGGCTTTATGATGTTTTGACCTGTAATGCTATCTGCCACTGCGTATTTATAGCTAATCGTTCCAGCTAAGGTTTCTGTAAACACCGTGCAAACAAGCCCGCTTGATGAGATAGCTACATCTGATTGTATCTGATTGGCATTAGAGCGTATTAGAGGCAGCGTGTTGAGCGACAAGGGTTGTATGGGGCCTCTGTTGATCCACTGTCCAGTTCCTTCACTATAAGCGTTTAAAGACGTCCCAACGGCAGTTAGGTTACCGTTAAAGGTTGTGATTGAGGTTGCTGACACTGTGCTGGGAGTTAGGGGGCTGAAGCCGTTGCGCTTCTGCAACAACCCGCCTTTGTTAAACACCGAGTTCTCCAAAGACACAAACTTACCCAGTGTAACCTGTTTGGGGTCGGTCTTTAGGTCTAGTCCTTGGGCAAATGTGATGTTAAGTGGTTGTTTTTGTAACATTTAGTGCAACTCATAAGCGTATAAAACAGAGTATGTACAAGAACTCTGATTTGCATCTGCAGATATTTGGAAAGAGTAAGTGTACGTGCCCGCAGGAACAATATTTAGTGCCGATATCACAGAAGAAGGTTGGTTTGTTGAATTTATGTTTCCTGAAGATATAGTAGAAGACCCATTTAATAGAGCATACCTTAAATCAGCTCCAAATGCTGGAGGGACAAGCATTGATAAGCCGGACCCGGTACAGTCTGATGAAAGGCCTACAACCACTGGATTTCCGTTTGTGGTTATGGTAACGGACAAGTTCGTAACAGGAACTAAAGAGTTTGAGCTAGTGCTAAAATTACCAGAACTTGCACTAACTGCCACACCACCGACCCCAACAGATGTACCTGTGGTTCTGGTTATGTTTGAAGCAATTTGATTGTAAGTCTGTGTGCTTATTACCCCGGCAGTGCTCAGCGTCATGACACTAGGTACTGATGGTAATGCGGGTAGGGTTAAAGCATATCCTGAAGATAAAGAGCTAGGAGCCTCTATAGCTATATAATTACCAGATGGGGTAGGATAAGAGCCCGGATAGCGCACAATAAGTGTCGCTGCGTCTATGTTACCGGGGGTAGCTGGGGCAGACAACACCGTTAAGTTTCCGGCTACAAAGGATGCGGAAGCTGTGCCGCTTGCGATACCAGACGATGTAGCTAATACCGAGCCGCTACTGGTGATTTGTATTTGATGTCCTGAGCTGTCATTGTAGAACAGCTCACTATTAGAAGACACAGTGGCGGTGTATAGTGCGCTTTGGTCTGGTGCAACGCTGGCTATTGGAGACACTTGGTTAAAAAATCTCAGGCTTCTCGCTGCAGTTAAGTTGTTGCTTTGAATAGATAAATCTGCATTAATGTTTAGACCAGAAGTAGGAACTAAAACACCGGAGCCGGGGGTGTGGTTGTGTGCGTCGATAATTGTAAGGGAGTTGTCAATATTAGTCGCGTAACCGGAGCCAGTGTCGACACCAACTACGGGGATCGGGAGAGACATGTTAGGTGAGATTATGGGCATGTTAGTATACCACCAAAGTTACGACGGTCGGGGCCGAAGCCACAAGCGTTAGGGTTAGGTCGTTAAAGGGCTGTGATCGGTAGATTGTAGCAGCTGCTGTTGTATCGGCTATTACCCACCCCTGCTGCATTGCTTGGAGCTGGTGGTTTATTACGTTCGTTCCAGATACAAGCTTAACACCGGCGATGATCCGTGGGTTGGTGAGTGGGTTAGATAGTACTGGGTTTATAATGGCTCTCCAGCTGCTTTGTAACATTTGTTGAGCGCGGTCTGAGAAGTTAAACTGAGGTAGTTGCATTAGAACCCACCAATCGATCCGTTCCAGCCCCATCCAGAGCCGTTACCGAAGTCACGTCCTTGTCTGAGGTCTGAAATCTTGTCGGGCTGGCCAGCATCACGATTAACCGCCGTCTCTTCTATCCGGCCCTTGATAAATAGAATCTCTTCTGTAAGCTTTGTAGTATCTGATTCTTCTTTATCCAAAGCGTATTTAGCTGCTCGTACTATAACGTATTCTAACCAGCCAGAGAAGCCTATTGTAGTTATGTCTGTGTCTGCCAATAATAGAGGGAGTCTTGGAATGTATAGCAATTGTAGTACTTGTCCGCCAGATGGTTGAGGTATGAACTCTATATTTGATCCTAAGACTCTGTATTGTAAGTTAAAGACCCCATATAGAGAACTCGCAGTGTTTGGGTAGACAAATCTGTTCCTATCTATCAAACTGTACTTGTTAACCGTGACAAAGGCGTTGTTAGCGTTTTGGAGTCCTAAATCTACACCTAGGAGCTTATAGAATGGGGCAGCGGTGAAGAGAGGGCCTTGGTTAGGATAGCTGTTAAACTGCAGTGTTCCATTAGGTAATGGGAATATGCTTTGGTTACCTGGAGCAGTGAACTGTACTCTAGGGGCCATGAAATAGTCTTCATACACTGTGATGAGTAGGTCATACAGTTCATTCATCGCTAAATTGATGAACGTGTTCCATTCTTGTGTAGTAACAAACTGAGAGTTGATTCTGTCAGCCTTTTGCTGTGCTGCAAGCCTTAATGAGCCTAATGACATCTCACCGGTGGGTGCTGGGATAATGGAAAGTGGGGTGCAGTACCCACTTGTACCGGAGCCGTTAACAGAAGCTACTTGGTAAAAGTACTGAACTCCTATTGTAACGGCTTGATCTAAATAATTATTTGCAGAAGGAGTGGCAAGAACAGTGTAATTAACGCCATCGGTTGATCTTTGAATGCTGTATGACGTGGCACCAGCAGCTAAAGACCAGCTTAAGTAGTTGTTTTGATTACCTGTTTGGACTACCAAACCTTGCGGTACACCAGCTATAGCCATATTTGTCCTTTAAAATGTGGGCGGCTGAGTCTGGGTAATTTGACTCATTTAATTCTATTCCCTTTGTAATAGAAACCGCCTCATCCTCGATTCGTTGAAGTTCATTCAAGAGTTGCCGAGGTCGTCTTTTTATTCGCCTGCGATGAGAATAGAACTATTACTTAACAAGAATGACAGGCTGATGACAGTTCCATCAGCGGGTGCAGCTATTGCAGATGCAGCAGAAGAACCAGAAGCATTTCTAACTTGCAGGATTAGTTGTGCACCAAAGCCTTGAGCAGATGAAGGGGATGGAGCGATAGCTAAGTTAGCATCTCCAATACCTTCGATTGTAAAACTTCCAGACCCTGCAGCGGCGGAAGGAGCAACACGACTAACTGTAGCAGCACCGTGTCCGGTTGCTTTAGCAATGAACGCAACGCCCACGGCAGGTGTAACACCGGCGGGTACGCCTAAAGCAAGCCAATCAGCGGCTGAGGCATCACCCAATATGGTAATAACATAAGCAACACCAACGGTTAAGCCTGAGGTGACGATTACGCTGCTTCCTACTGGGGAGACAACAGCATAAGAAGAAGTCAAAAGTCTGTTATAGTTGTCCTGAAGCTGAACTACAATCGTTCCAGATGCTGGATTAGGGTTAATTACAGGGATGTTTGGGGTGGCGGGGTTAGTATTTCCTGCACCGGCGGTAGCGCTGGTATGCATGAAAACGTTCTGAACATAAGGACCCTTGAGGGACCTGATTCCAAGACCGTTTCCGTTAGCGGAATCTACAACAAAATTACAGTCAATAGCGACAGGCATCACATGCCCGGTATAGATACGAGAATTGGCAAAATTACGATTAGCCATGATATTATTACCTTTTTTTAACTCCGATTTTCCTTAAGCTTGTGCCCCCAATCGGCAAGGCTCACTAAGCATAAGGAATAGAACACCTATACCCTACAATAGGGTGCAAATGTCCATAGAGTAAAAAGGTTACTTTATCCTAATAGCTTTACGTCCGTTTGGGGTACGGCCTTCTCTATCTAGCTTAACAAAGACAAGGCCTTCCAGGTAAGGGTACTGAGAGCCTGGTGCCGGTGCAAGCCATGCCATACCTTTGTTTATGTACTTTACAATACCTATAACGTCATTAATCCTGAATTTGTCATTGATTTTAAATTTCATAACTTCACCAACCCCGGGTATTGCTTGTTAACGGTAACGTCTTGACCTTTCTTAGGGCCTTCTAAAAAAACTCCATGGCAGGCTTTCCTGTAAAAAAGAGGGATTACATTCTCATATATGTGAACTTTGACACCATCAAGTGTGTGGGTCGTGTGATCCAGTATACTTACTACTTTGAACGGATTGATTGGCTTGGTGTTATTCATAAATAGTCCTTTCTTGCTCTAAAAATTCAGATATAACTTGTTCCATATCATACACACCGCGGTTAACCAGCTCTACATCTCGGTAGTCTGCATGCTCAAGGATATCATGGAACAAGTCAATAGTATCTTTATCAAGGTCCGAGTGTGTAGACAAATAGTGCTCAGCATAGTCTTTTATATCAATCTTTTTCATTTTAGTTTTCCTTCTTTCTTCCTTTGTTCAAATACTTCAACAATATTGTTTTTATTTGTTTTTCCATGCGGACATGGGCGGCGGCGTCGGCGGCGGCATAGGCGGCAGCATTGGCGGTATAGGCGGTATAGGCGGTATAGGAGGCATAGGCGGCAGCATTGGCAGCATAGGCAGCATAGGCAGCATAGGCGGCATCGGCGGCATAGGCGGCAGTATAGGCGGCAGCATTGGCAGCATAGGCGGCGGCGCGGGCGGCGTCGTCGGCGGCATAGGCGGCGGCGCGGGCGGCATCGGCGGCATAGGCGGCGCGGGCGGCGGCATCGGCGGCATTAAAGTTGATTTCTGGTGCTCTAGCTGCTTCTATTGCTTTCCTGGGTCTTAAATCTCCCGGATATTTACATTCATAAATATTAAGAACTAACTCAGCTATATCTGCTGCAGCAAACCTGATGAAATCTTTATTCATAAGCTTAAAAGCTACCCAAACCTTATCAGGGTGGGGTATGTTCTTTAAACCTAAGAATTGAGCATAAGTGACACCGGTGGTTCGATTACCATAATAT